GTCTACGGAGTGTGAAATGGAAAACCTCGAAATGCACGGGCTAGACAAGCTCAACGAGAAGCTGGCAAGCATTCTGGCCAAAGTCGCGGGCGATCCCACGGTCAAGGTTGGGTTTCTTGCCGGCACCGCCGCTGGGTGGAGCGGCCCGCGTCCTCTGAAAGACGGCGCAAAGCCTAGTGTAGGGGCGCAGGGTAGCGAACAGCCTGCCGCGTACATTGCGAGCATTCTTAACGATGGTGACCCCGCGAACAACCTTCCCCCGCGTCCTTTTTGGGATGAGTGGATCGAGAAGGGCAACGAGAACTGGGGCAACCTCATGGCCGCAGCGCTATTGAAGTACAACTACGAGGCCAAGAGTGCGCTGGAGATGTGTGGGCTGGCAATGAAGGAGGAGCTTCAGAGCGGCATCATGAATTTCGACGGGGAACCGCTCAAACCGGGGACCATTGCCGCTAAGGGGTTCGACCAACCACTGATCGACTCGCATAACATGCTCAAATCTGTGGACTACCGGGTGGACCTATGAGCCTTCTGGATCTTGCACTGGGAGTGGTCGGCGCGCTCAACTCAAACGTGTCGGTCACGCTCTACACGTACACCGGCTTCACACAGTCCCCGGGAGGACCGCGCCTGCCGCTCTACACCGTTTCGACAATCTCCGCACAAGTGCAGGAGCTTTCCACTTACCAACTCAAGCACATGGACGAACTCAATGTCGGCGGGCTTCTCCACAACATCTGGGCAGACACTACGCTGCACTCGGTTGATCGTGTGCAAGGTCTTGGCGGGGACATCATCGGGATGGCTGACGGAACGTGGTGGCTTGTGGTTCATGTTAAAGAGCAGTTCACTGATGGTTGGTGCGCTGCCGTCATGCAGAAACAAACGAAGGGGCCGACCTCATGAGCGGCACACTCAACAACAACGCGCTCGCGCAAACCACCCTTGGAGGCGGGCAAACTCCCGACTCCTCCACGACCACCACCGCCATGGTCAACGCTCCGCTAGACCAGCTTGTCGTTGCGGCCGTGCAAGCGTTCATCATGTCGGTGCTCGGGCTGGCTATGACGCAAGTGGTTACTTCGAATGAAAACGGTGTGCCGGAGCCGCTTGATGACTTCGTGATGATCTCGCGCTTGGCTCACAGGATCTACGCGCTACCCAGAATCACTTACGACAACGTGTCCGTAGAAACAGTCAACCAATCCATGGACTATCCTTTTCAGCTCGACTTCTACGGCCCTGGGTCGGCGGACAAAGCCACGATCGTACACGCGCTCTTCAAAACCGAAATAGCTACGACGTTCTTTGAGGCTTTTGGCGTCACGAACAATCTCACCATCGAGCCGCTTTACGCCGAGGAGGCCAGGTACACAGCCATCATCAATGAGGAGAGCCAGTATGAGCAAAGGTGGACGGCGAAGGTGCATGTCAATGTCATCTTCTCCATAGCCACTCCACAGCAATTCCTGACAACCGCTCCCACGGTAGACATCATCAACGTGCCGAGGACATACCACCTATAGAGGACACAGCATGAACACGATTCCTGCCTCCAACATTGTCAGCGTCGTTCCTAGCGTACTGAGCGCGGGCGGGAATCCGCTTGCTCTCAACGGAATGATTTTGACCAACTCTCCCAACCTCCCGGTCGGCGCGCCGATCAGCTTTGCGAGCGCCACGCAGGTACTCGCCTACTTCGGTAGCTACGCATGGTCCGGAACCGCTACGTGCACGGGCAGTACGCTGACCATCGTGTCCACCACCAGCGGCACGCTCGCAGTGGGCCAAGCCATTCAGGGCTTGCTCGCTACTGGGTGCCCTCCTGGAACGTACATCACCGCGCTCGGCACCTATACGTCTGGAACCGGCGTGGGCACCGTCACCATCAACACTGCGTGGACCCAGGCCACTGCGCAGAGCATCACCAGCAACTCGCTGGAATACAACATGGCGCAGATCTACTTCAACGGCTACACGCTCGGCACGCTCAAGCCCACGGCGCTCTGGTTCTCGCGTTATTCCCAGGTGGCTCTCGGCGGGTTCATGCGCGGCGTGTCGCTTCCGTCCACCACTACGCTGGCATCTCTGCAAGCCATCACCACCGGCACGCTGACCATGACGCTCAATGGCGCCGCCGTGTCAGTCGCCACCGTAAACCTCTCCTCCGCAACATCCATTTCTAATGCCGGCGTCGTGCTCGCCGCGCAGTTGATCACTGGCGGCGCTCCTGCCGGAACTACCTGCACCTACAACTCGCTTTTCAACGCGTTCACCATCACTTCCGGAACCACGGGTGCGGGCGCGGTCACGGTCTGCGGAGGAACTTCTGCCGCCGTCGCCGCGATGGGGCTTGGAGCGGGCGGCACCATCTCACTCGGCACCGCCGCAGCTATGACTCCGGCCGTTGCAATGTCTGCGCTGGATCTTTATACCCAGAACTGGGCCGGGTTCACTACGGCCTTCGAGCCGATCATCGCCGACAAGATGGCGTTTGCTTCGTGGAACTCCTCTACTGGCGGGCAGTTCGTCTACGCGCCGTACGATTCCGACGCCACGATCACCTCCAGCAATGCGTCCACCACGTGCATTTCCTACTGGGTGAGAACGAACAGCTATGCAGGATGCTTTCCGGTCTACGCCAATGCAAACGGCGGTCCTGACGCGGCGGCTTTCGCGCTCGGGTTCATCGCAAGCATTAACTGGAATGCCAAGAATGGGCGCGCGGCAATCCAGGCCAAGCAAGGCACGGGCATCTCGGCGACGATCAGTGACCCCACGTCCTACGCCAACGCCATCGCCAACTTCACCAACTTCTACGGAGCGTTTGCCACCGCAAACTATTCGTTCAACGTTTTCACCAATGGCTGGATCAGCGGCTCCTACGGGTGGCTTGATTCGTACATCGGCGCTATCTGGCTCAATGCCGCCATACAGCTCGCCGAAGTGAACAACATGCTCCTCCAGCAGGCCATCCCGGACAACCAAGCTGGCTACGCGATGATCGATAGCGCGGTCACTACCGGCGTCGGGTCGCCCGTGCAGATGGCGCTCAAGAACGGCGTGATCAATACCGGCGTTACGCTTTCTTCAGCGCAGATCTCCGCCGTGGATGCCGCTGCCGGGATCGTCATCGATCCCACGCTCAACCAACGCGGCTGGTACTTCCAGGTCCAGAACGCCACGCCCACCATGCGCGCCAACCGCACCTCCCCAGTAACCACGCTGTGGTACATGGATGGCGGGTCCGTCAATCAGATGACCATCGCGTCGGTCAATATCCAATAAGGAGCGCTCCATGGGCACGATCACTTCCGCAAATGCGACCATCATTCTCACGGTGCCCGGCGTGCTTTCTTCCGGCGTGGCGCTTGGGCAGTGGGCCGCTGACGATATGTTCACTTCCGACTCCGTTGCCGCTACCGAAGTCGTCATGGGCGTGGACGGCCACCAGAGTCTCGGCTGGCTTCCGCACCCGGTCAAGATCAAGTTCAAGTTCGCGGCGGACTCCTACTCCATCGCCTACTTCGACCAGTGGTACTACGCCCAGGTGCAGAACCAGGATGCCATCGCCGGAGGCATGGTGATCACCATGCCGGGCAACGGGGCCAAGTACAACTGCACCAACGGCGGGCTCGTCAACTACAAGCCCATTCCGGATGCCAAGAAGATGCTCGAATCGCAGGAATTCGAGATCAGCTTCGAGAGCGTCCAGAAAGCGAACATGTAGCCATGGGGAGCCGAAAAGAGATCGACATCACCATCGACACCGAAGGACGCGACAAGGGCAAGGTTTTTCACATCACCGAGATGGCTGCTATTCCCGCTGAGAAGTGGGCGTACCGCGCCGTTCTCGCTATCGTCGGCAACGGCAAGATCGCCATGCCCCAGAGCGCGGCCGGCGCGAGCATGGCTACTCTCGCCGCTATGGGCGTTGGGATGCTTTCCGGCGCGAACTGGGATGCTGTGGAACCGCTACTGGACGAGATGATGAAGTGCGTACAGATCAAGGAGCCGTTGCTGACTCGCTCCTTGAACGACTTCGACCTTGAGGAAATCGACACGGTCATTTTTCTGCGCAAGGAGGTGCTGAAGTTGCACATGGGTTTTTCGCTGGCCGAAAAAATCCGGACTTGGGCTTCCAGAGCAGCCCCAAGTACAAGTTCGTAGATTACGAAAACGTCAGCGCGATATCCGGCGTGGTAATCAGCAGCAAGTACGCCACGTTCCACGAACTACAGACCGTCTACGGCACCGAAGATATGTACAATCTTTACGAAGTAATTTCGGTGAACAACTACAACCAGAACTTGATGGTGAAGGCGGATTAACATGGCCAGTCAACTCGAAGAACTCCTTGTCTCGCTCGGACTTGATGCAACCAAGTTCGAGCAGGGCATGGAAAAGCAGGCAGAAAAGGGCAAGGAGTTTTTCGAGGGGCTGAAGGAGCACGCGCTGGAATTTTTCGGCGTTATGGCCAGTGTGGGCGCGCTCGCGGCGTTCACGGAACACATGATCCAATCGCAAGTTGCCCTTGGTCGCCTCGCCAAGGAGACGCACACGACGTCTCAGGAGATCGAAGCTCTCGGCATGGCCTCTGAGAAAGAGGGCGGCTCCATGGAGGGCACCATGCAGGCGGTGGAGCAGCTCGGAACCAAGCTAGCCGCAATTGGCACCGCCTTGCCGCGTGCGAAGATGGCGGCTACCGCGCTCGGGATCGTTATGGGCGGCGTGGGCAAGTCCGCCGAAGCTCTTGGAGAGAAGCTGTTCAAGGGCAAGGGGCCCGTTGAAGCCATGGACATCCTTTCCGAGAAAATGCAGGGAATGGACTTCTTCCGGGCCAAGGCCGCGCTTTCCAGGCTAGGCATGAGTGACGCGCAGGTTCGTCTTCTTATCCAGGGCAAGGAGAAGATGCACGAACTGATCGATGAGAACAAGAAGTACGTCGCTTCGGACGCTGACCTGGCACGGTCAGCGGCCACCGAGGAGATGATGAAGAATCTTAAATTCTCCATGGACAAGGTGACGGAGACGATTGCCCAATGGGTGCTTCCTGCCATGCAGAAGCTAGGTGATGCGCTCCTGAATTTCAGTGATTGGGCCGTGGATCACGGGCAGGTAGTCAAGGACGTGCTGATAGGCATCGCCGCCATGGCCGGGTTCATGGCTGTCGCCACCATCCACAGTTCAGTCCTGTCCATCGCTGCGTGGGCGGCGCACTCCACCATGGCCATGGCGCATAGCGTGCAAATCATTCTGGCGTTCTTTGGCGTGGAGACACATGCGGAAAGCGCAGCCGCCAAGTCCGCTGCCGCTGCTGGAAAGATGATCTTTGGCTGGATCGCGCACGCTGCGCAGGCTGTGGCGAGTGCCGCCGTTGTGGTTGGTGGGTGGATCGCTACCGGAGCAGCCGCAACATGGGCCGGCATTCAGATGGCTGCGGCATGGATCATGGGGCTCGGGCCTATCGCGTGGATCATTGCCGGAATAGCGGCGGTGATCGGTATCATCGTGGCGCTTGGTGCGAAGTTTCACGTTTTCGAGGCCGCGTGGGGATTGATCAAGAATGCCGCCGCTGCGGCGCTTAACTGGATAGAAGACAAGCTGGCTGCGGTAGGTAAGGTGGTTTCTACGGTAGTGTCGGCGTTCAACAAAATTCTCGGCGGCACGCTCTCCGCCACGGTCAATTCCACGGTATCACACACTGGAAGCCCACAGCCCGCCTACGCTGGAGTTGGCGGGCTGTTCCAGACTCCGCACGCCGGAGCACACGGTGTGTCCGCGCCGAGTGCCGGTACGGCCATCTCCCCGGCCACACGAGTGTCCGCGCCGAGTGCCGGTACGGCCATCTCCCCGGCCACACGAAACAGCATCATGTCCTCTAGCCGCCACTCGGATAACTCCAAGCACATCAACATTGAAAAGCTGACCGTGGAGACACAGGCCACCGACGCGCACGGGGTCGCTAACGGGGTGGGCGGGGCACTTGAAAATGTTGTGAACCAAAGTGATGGAGCGTTCTAATGGCCGCCGCTACTTCTTTCACTTCTCCGGTAAATACGTGGGGCGTCTACACTGCGTCTGGCAATGCGGTGTTCGCAGTTGACACTTTTCTTGACCTGAAGTACAACCACGATTCCAAGGTCAGCGATTTTCCTGTGGAGCTTGGAGCGTTCACAAGCTACAACAAAGTTCTTGAGCCATCCAAAGCCAAGATTCGTCTTGCGGTGGGCGGGCAGTCGGGCATGGCGGCGCTCATCGTCGTACTTGAAACCGAAGTGGCGGCGGCAAACCTCTATAGCATCTACACGCCGGAAGCAATTTACGCAAGCATGACGCTCGAAAAATTCAGCTACCCACGTGCGCAGTCCAAGGGAGCTAACATGCTCGTAGTGGATCTGGAGTTCGTCCAGATTCGGCAAGTGTCCCCCTCGTACAAGAAAATATCTTCGCCAAAAAAGAAAAAAAGCTCTACGCCTTTCGCCACTGGACTGGTGCTTACCAGCGCTAGTGGCAATGAGAACGTGGGCGCGAAGCAGGCGTACAGTTCACAGACCACACAGCAGAAACTCAACGGCACACAAGCTTACGGCAACTCTTCTAACTCGGTGCGTGGCATATGACAATGATCTATTGTGACCTCGCCGTAAATGGCACTGTGCTATACACCGGCATGGTGTGCTTGAACAACAAACCAATCGGCAACTACCCTTATCTTGGGTTCGTGGGGCAGATTGGCTTTGTGGATACGCAGGGCAACACAGACCCCATTTGTCCTGGCCTGGACTCTCGCTACGTGCTGATCTACGCTTCTTCCGGCAACGCCAACGTGATCATTCCTCTCCAGGACATCCCCTCACAGCAGTTGAGCGTCACGCTCGGAACACAGAATTGTGACATTTCCATCTACATGAAGTGACCCATGGCCTCTCCGCTGTCATACACCAAAAAAGTAATCCAGGCAACGATCAAGCTCGCTAGCGGTACTTTCGACGGAAAAAATAACGTCAAGGTGCTGAGTGGACTTCGGATCGCCGTCACCATCAAAAAGGGCGGACACCCGTCTAAGAACGAGGCCACGGCCAAGATCTACGGAATGCTTGGCGCTGACATGAACAAGCTCACCATGCTTTCGTTCAAGGCCCTGCAAGTTTCCAAGAACCAACTACAGATTTTTGCCGGGGACACCAACGGAACAAGTTTGGCGTTTCAGGGTGAGATAACAGAAGCCTGTGCGGACTACAAGAGCGCACCGGAACTGATGTTCGAGATCAAGAGCATGGAGGGGTTCTACCACGGAGTAGCCCCTGCCGCTCCGCAGAGTTCCAAGGGCGGACAGTCTGTGGCCACGCTCATGCAAAGCTTGTCTGGGCAGATGGGCTACACCTTCGAAAACAACGGCGTCACTGCGAGCGTCCACAGCCCATATCTTCAAGGAAGCGCGTACGACCAAGCAGCGGATCTTGCCGATGCGGCGGACCTTGAATTCGGCGTGGACAACGGCGTCATGTTCATAGCTCCTCGCGGTGCAGCTAGATCGGGCGACGTCCCGGTGATCTCGGCCACAACCGGAATGAAGAGCTACCCTACTTTCGACAAAAAGGGCATCAAGGTGGAGTGCCTGTACAATCCATCCATCAAGCTCGGAGGGCTGGTGATTGTGCAAAGCTCTATCCAGGCCGCGTGCGGAAAGTGGCGCGTACACGGGCTTGAGCACGAACTGGAGTGCGAGAAGCAAAATGGGAAGTGGGAAACGAAATTCAGCGCTAGTTGGATAGGTGCGTGATGGCAGATCGCCCGGTCATTCCCCAGCAGGAACTTGCTAGTGGCAACACTAGCAAGAACCAGCTTGACTTCGCGGTTAAGCGCGCGCTCGCCAAGCTCAATGTGGCAACGCTGGTGCAAGTAGTTGCTGTCCACGGCGGCGGCACTTCGGCTGTGGGCACAGTGGACGTGCTTCCGCTTCTTGGGCAGGTTGATGGTTCTGGGGCCGTATGGCCAGCTACTACTATTTTCGGCGTGCCGTATCTTCGTGTCCAAGGCGGCGCCAACGCGCTTATCATCGATCCCGTGGTTAACGATATTGGGTTTGCGCTCTTCGCAGATCGTGACATCTCTTCCATCAAGTCCACTAGTGCAGCCGGGGCTCCGGCGTCGGCGCGCAGGTTCAATTTCGCCGATGCGCTCTATTTTGGTGGGTGGAATCTCGGAACCGCTCCGACTAACTACGTCCAGGTAACGCCGGCAGCCATCAGCATAGTTCTGGGCGGTGTGTCGGCCGTGCTCACGTCTTCCGCGTTCACCGTCAACACCAACTTGGTCGTAAACGGAAACTCCACCGTCACAGGAAACTCACAGGTGGACGAGAACTTGGTCGTGGTTGGCGGTACCGA